AAATTGTCCATCGACTCCGTGGCGGCACGAGCAAGGCGCTCCGACGCGATTGCGATCAGGTCATGCGGGCTGTCGAGCTGCGCAAGATCCGAGATCTTGAGAACCTTACCGTACTGCTTTGGCACGAAGGACTCAGTTGTGATCGTGAGATCATACTCAGCCGGGGCGCCAGCCTCGGTAAGGGTGTCCGCCACGCCAAGCGGCGTGAGGTCTGGGTAGCGCGCATAGCGAATCTCGTTGCTGCCCTTCTGGAAGCGGCCTGCCGTGTAGTTACCAGGCATGGCGTGCACCAGTCGGTTGCGCAGGTTCTCCTGAGCCTGCGATGCGACGAGCTCCGTAATGAGCGCAGAATAAGCATTGGATGAGCCAGCATCAAGCGTGGCTCGCGTCTGCGTTGCCATTACTATTTACTCCTTTGTTACTCGTTCCAAGGATTGCCAAGGGCAGCGATGTCCTTGACAATGTCATCGGCCGAGCGCTTTTTCCCGGCGGAAGGGGTTGCCTTCGCCGGCTTGTTTGGATCTACGAACTGCTCAGTTTGCTTGCCCCCAGTCTTGATCAGCTCCTCGAACTCGCGTGCCCGATCCTCATCGGTAAGGGCAGCAACCTTCTCGGTCCACTGAACATAGGTTGGGAACTCCTTTGCGAGTCGAGCCTTCGACTCTGCATCCCGAGTAGCCTTGAGCTCCTGCTCAAGCTTAGCGATTTTGTTCTGAGCCCTCTCGAACTCAGTCAGGCTGGCCTCTTCCATCTGAAGCTTCCAAGCTTGAACCTTTTCGTATTCAGACTTGATATCATCAAGCTGCTTCTTGGTAGCCGTCAGGGCCTGGTCCTTACCAGCCAAACGCTTCTTCCAAGTGGTGATGTCGTTATCCTGGTCAGTGGCAGGCGCCTCCACCTGCGACTCAGCCTGGTCGTTCAACACGACTTCGTCCATGCGTGTACTCCTTTATTTTGGCAGTTCGACTAGTTGCGATTGCCCCCAGCCGGACTGTATTCTCTTGGGCTTCGTGGGCCCTAACAATGCACCGATCTGATCAATAGCACGGACGGACGATTGGGCGAACCCAAGGACGCCAGTGTTGGTGACCGAACCGATTACGTCCGTTGCAAGGTTTGTCGCGGTATACCCGCTCGCTCCGGGCTGGTTTTGAACCATCATGCCCTTCACTGGCCTCTTGGCGAACGACGAAACTCCTGCCGTAATATCACTCGGCAGACCCGGGAACAGCTGGGTAATAAGGTTCACAACATCAGGCGAAGCCTTCAGTTTGTCCCTTAGCGCCCAGTTACTCTCGAGCTCATTAGCAACATACTTGCGCACATCTGCGTACGCTGCGTAACCAGCGCCGGGTGCGATGAGGCCGAAAGGCTTGTAGAACAAGAACTTAACTGCCTCTGGTAGGATCTTGTGGAACATGTATGAGTATGGATAAATACCCAGTACCGGGTGGTTAAGTGTTCGCTCAAACTTGCTGCGGTCTGGGCTGAAGTAATGGATCTTGTTGGCCTCTTCTAGCGCCTTTCCATGCACGTATTGGAATGCACGGAAGATCTTCTCTTCGCCACCGTGTCGTGTGATCAACTGGTAGTTTGCATTGCGAAGCTCACGAACAAATGACGGACCGCTAGGGCCGTTAAGAATTCCAGATACTAGCTCCTTCATCTTGGCTTCGTCCTGAACTAGTGGAGACAAGCTGGTGCGCCCACCTCGGAATGAGTACTCTGCCACGACGATACCGCCTGCATCGTCGATGACGCTGTCTAGGCTCTGGGAAAGCTTGGTCAGATGCTCACCGTAGGTATGCCCAAGCGCCATTGCTTCTGCAATGCGCATGTGCTCGAAGCTTGGCTTGACTCCGTGGACCTGCGACAGAAGCTCTGCAATGATGTCGCGCTTTACAATTGCCTTGAGTCGATCTTGTTCGACACCAGCAAATGCGCCACGGATCTCGTCGAGAGCCTCATTGAAGTCATCGATAGGATCGATCAGTGTCTTGTTGTACCCCTCAATGATCTTGCCAGAGTCGTCGATAGCGAGCTCCTGCACATTGGTCGGAGCGTCCGGTGCCCAGCGTGCGTTCACAATAACGTCGCTCTCAGGGATAACGTTCCCTAGCTCGTCCACTCGAGCAGGAGCAGCACGGAGGTTGCGTCGGCCTACGCGCTGCGCGGCTGTGCGCAGTCTCTCAAGTGCTGGTCGGAACCGTCGCACATCGTAACCAAGATACATAAGGTGTGAGATTGTCTCGTCGACTCGGTCAGCTACAAGCTGTGCCCCCTCGTACGTTCGGTTACCGCCAAACATGGTAATCATGTCCTGGTCCATACCAAGTTTGGTGGCGGCTTCCTGCAGACCGACGCCGTCCTTGTCTGGAATTACTGACCAGCCAAATGCGAAAGGTCGCGTTCGGTTTGCAGCGTCTACAAGGCCGACAACCTTGGACTGCATCTTTCGGTCATGCAGGTACATGATCATAAGCGACCGGCTGTTGGTTGTGCCGTAGTGGTCGACAAGCATTGAGTACGCCTGTGGGTCGCTCTTCTGGATTGTATCAATAAAGTTGCGGGCTGTGATTTCTGACACCAACATGTTGCGCTGCTCGCGCTTTCGATCAGACAGCCACTCCCACTTGTCGCCAGATAGCCACTCGCTTAGGCGGTCAATCCTAGTGGCGTCAGTGCCAAGAGCAGATTGCCATGCCTTCTCTCGGAAGATGGCAGTGTAGCTGACGTGATCAACGAGCTGCTTCGTCTCAGGCCCAAGGCCGGCAAGCTGGTTGAGCTCAGCAGATGTGATGCTAACCTTGCGCCCATCCTCTAGGATGGAGGTCAGAACCTTTGAGCTAACTCCATTAAGGGAGTTAAGCGTTGGGGATTCCAGGAGCTCCTGCGTGTAGAAGAATGGGTTATTGCGGTACTTGACCATTGGCCAGAACCGGTCAGTGATCTGAGCAATTTCTGGGATAGCAATCTTAACGTTACCTGTGAAGTTCTGTGTAATTCCAACAAGTTCCTTCTCGCTCTTGAATGCCTGCATCACTGCCTTTGTTGGGTTGAAGTACAGGTCTCGAGTTGGGATCATCCCAGGTCGAGCTGTCATGCTTGCCCATGTAGCCTTGAATGCTTCGTATCGCCCGGGGCCGGTGGCGTCAAACGCAGTCTTAAATGCCTTCTCGATCTCAGCTGGCTTAAGCCCACGAACACCAAGCTTGGCATCCATCGACGTCTGCAGCAGCTCATCCATCACTCGCTCTACTTCGTCCTGGCTTGCGCCTGCCTTCGACAGCACAGCAGTCATGCGGATGAACACTGAGTTGGTAACTCGGCTTTGCGCAACCGGGCTGAACCAGTTTGCGTATTGATGCTGGAACCAGTTGGCCGTGTAGCGGTCAACACGCGGAACAAGGTTGTCGATTAGTGGGGACGTCATGTCGACGAACGGCATGATGTGGCGTGAGTAGATAACCTCGCCAGTCTTTGGGTCAGTGTAGCGTCGCACGCGGCTGATGATGTTTGTCTTAGGTGCGCGAGCAAGTTGGTACCCACCGGCCAAGACCTGCTCAAACGTCTTGAGACCTGACTGCCCAAGTGCTCGACCGACCGCGTCTCGGATTGCTGACTGTTCAGCGATAGTCAATGGTGACATGTGCACGCCCTCGTTGAGCATGCTCTCGAGCACGGCAGATACCTCTGCTACGTTACCGTACACGCCCTCTGCGCGTGGAGCTGTGTATCCTGGGAATGCAGCGCGGATGTCGTCGAATCGGTCTCGGACTACCTCTACGAATACTCGGTTCACATCCTCAAGAGTTCGCACGCTGCCGCTGTCTGCAATGCGCGAGCAGAATCGAGTAATGGCCTTAATGTCTTCTGCTGAGTACATCTCTCCGGCCTGGATTGCCTCTTCCATCTCTCGATAGATCGACTGAGCTAGGTACGTAAAGTCGTCAGTATAAAGTTCTGGGTGGTTAGGGTCAATGGCTCCTGTTCGCTCAAGCGAACGCTGACCGGTGTAGATCTTGTTGCGGATCTTAATGAACGCCTTAACACCAGGGAGAGTTGACGATCCCTTTGTGACCATGGTAAACGGTACATCGAACGTGTCGCTAAGAGTTCCGAGAAGCTCTCGGTCTGCAGCGGTTGCCGTGCCCCCTGACACAAGCTTAGTAAGACGTGCGATCTCGTTGTTAATCTGGATCTGAAGGTTTGCCAGACCGGTGTTGGCCTTGCCATATCCAGTTAGTTCGAACAGTGTGAACCGGCGAGCAGCATTGATCTGATCGTCAATGCTCTTGATGCTTCCGTCTGGTCGATAGAAATCACCAAAGATTCTGTCAAATAGCTGTCGCTCTTTTAGTAGGATGTCTGCATCAGCGATACCGGCCTCAGCTGCGAATGGGCGGAAGAACTTCTGGAACTGTACCTCTGCCTGACCCCGCGTAAGCATTGCGGCTACATTGTTCTGCACAGAAGTATCGAACTCCTGGTAAATTGCACGCTCTGAGTTAAATAGCGGGGACATGTCGTCAGACCCCTGAACGATAGCTGCGTACTTAGCAGCTGCGCCGCCCTCATACTGGTTAAAGCGTTGAGCCATCCCCTCAATTCCTGGAGAGCGGATATCCTCAATGAGAGCAGCAACAGCACGGGCCGAGCTACGTGTGCCGTTTCCGCTTACAGCGTTTGCAAGAGCTACGCGCTTCTCTAGGATAGCAAGATCGTCCGTACCGAATACAAGCATCGGATCGTCTCCGGCGTCTCGCACCTTGGCAAGCATATCCTCAGCAATGGTCCGTGCAGTTACTTCTGCTGCGCCACCGATGCTTCGCTGAACGCCAATGTTTGTGCGCGATGCAATGATTGCTTCGTTAGTGCGGACAGCGATATCTGTCGCCGCGTTGTCGATGGTGGAACTGAAGATCTTCTCAGCCGACATGATAAGGATGCGGCCAAGTCCATGGCCAAGTGATACTTGCCATGAGTTAAGACCAGCATCACCAAGGACTTCTTGGACGCCCTTGTTGACTTCGTTAATGGCCGGTCCGCCGATAGCACGCACGGCACCCATGTTTGTTGGCAACTCAAGAGCTCGTCCGATTGCCTTCAGTGGTGCTGTCGCCAGGTTCTTGGCTCCGACAACTGCATCGTATGCGCCCATCAGCGTAGGGCCGGCAAGGGTTCCTTCTGCCATAGACTTGGCGATTGCCCCCTGCGCTGTCTGCTGCTCGACTAGCGCCTGATTCTTTAGCAGCTGCCCCTCTTCTGCGCTAACTCGTCCGGCATTAATGTCGTCATCGATTGAAGCCAGTCTGGCCGCTGCGTTCTGCGCACTTACAATAAGAGCATTTGTAGACTTGGCCTTAGCAGTAAGCCCCAGGCCAATCTCTCGATTCAGTGACGTAACCAGGCCGCCAGTGTTTTGACCTGACTCCAGCAACTTAACTTCAGTGCCAACAATCTTGCTGATGTCATCTCCACGTGCGGCAGCTGCGCGAAGAGCATTCATCTCCTCTGCTTTGCTAATGAGGCTGCCGATCTTCCGGCGACTCAGGACTGCTCCTGCTACTGCTCCGGCAACTCCCAGTGCGCCACCCCCAAGCATGCCGCCAACGTTTGCGCCGACTACTGCTCCGCCAAGTGTGGCAAGTGGCTTAAGAAGTCTAACCTTTGCCAACGCGAACGGTGTAAGGTTTAGCGGATCGAGCAGCAGCTGGAACGCAAGGTTGGCCGTGCGGTCGTTAGAGTACCCGCGCTCGGTCTCAACCAGATAGTTTGCAATCTCGTTGAAATCCTTGCCGTTGTCAAGCATGTATTGAACGTCCTGTGGCATAGCGTCCTTGGACGTAATTGCAAGTCGCGCACGCGCACCGATGTGCTCAACGAGTTTCCCTGGCAGGCTTAGGCCAGTTAGTACTGCGCCGCCGATTGCGCCAATTGGGCTTTCGTTAATAGCTTCCGCAACAGGTGCAACGCCAGGAATTCCGGCCGTGAACTTGATGGTCTCGCCCATTCCGGTTTGTACGGCAGATCCGAAATTAGCTGCAATCCTATCCTGGTACGACGCGTTAGGGTCAATCTTAGGTTCCTTAGGTGCGCCAATATCCACACCTACTCGGAATGAGTTGTCCGGCCCTGCTGGGGCCGCAACCTGGGACTGACTGTGCCGGTACTCGTATGGCATTATCTGCCTCGCTGCTTAATGGTTGTGTTAATCTTTACGTTTGATGGGTTAACGTACCCAGGAGAAGTGTTCACCTTAGGTGGCTTAATGGTTGTTGACTCAGCTATCGATGTAGGGCCTGCGCTGCCGAAGTTCCTAAACGCGTTATTCGTAAAGCTAGTCGGGCTTACGCCAGGCGGAGTTGTAGGAGTAGGAGTTGGGGTCTGGCCCTTATTTTTCTCTTCGTGAGCCTTAGCTCCAGCAGTTGCGGTGACTCCGTATCTGCCAAGGTACTTACTTTCGCCACCCGCTGCGTAAGCACTGTTAACTCCCCTAAGGAATCCAGCAGGGTCAAAGCCTGTGGGCAGAAGGCCAAACCCGCCACCGCTGTCCATCTTGTGTTGAGGGAATGCGGCATTGAATGCGTCCACGAAAGGTTTTGACGTTTTAAGCGTGTTAACCAAAAGAGTAGTGTTTGACCCCTGATACAGAGGTGGGAACTTAGCAAGAACAGCAGCCGATAGATCTACGCCAGCGACGGTGTCTCTACCTGCCGCCTTGGCAATTGCCTTTGCCTCCTCCATAATTCCCTTAGTATCTGCAAATGCATCCGAAATAATCTTTCGCTGTGTAGACCCTGTGCTCAGCGAGCCAGTATGGTACGTTGAGTACTCATCGAGGTTTGCTGCGTCCGGAACATTCCACACTGAGTTCTCGTTTGACCTGAGCCACATGCCCTCAATGAACTGTCCGTTTCGCACGCTCTCACTAGGGTCCATACCCTCAGTAATTCGCATTCCAAACGTTCCGTTCCCGAGGTCCTGAAGTCCGTCAGTTGGTACGCCAGCCTTCTCGAGATACTCTGTCCATACTCGTAGAGGCACCTGCCGGGTCTGATCAAGAGTGCTTCCATCTTCCATCTTGAACTTGCCCTTGATGGTAACCATGTAGTTGCCATTGCCAAACTCATCAGAGTTTTCGGTGTTGCCTGGTGTCTTGTAGATAGCTACCTTAAACCCGGAAGCTGGCCACTCGGCACCCTCGGCGCCTTCGGCGTCCATCACCATCTTTGCTGGTTGCGCATATGCAGTAACGACCTTGCCCTTATACATTGTGTAGTAAGGAACAGCCTGGGTTGCTCCGCCACCCTTGAATGGGTTGTCGGTAACCTCGACCATGCCGTTTGGACGGACGACCATAACGTCTCCCATCGAGATGCGAGACTGATTGTAGACTGCGTTGAGAGCGGCGTTCACCACGCTAACGCCATCTACGCCGCCGCCGGTGCTCTTGTTGGGCATGTACAGGTTCTGGGCAGACTGAGCTACCTGATCCTGGATTCCCTGCCACTGCTCTGAGCTGATCGTGCCGTCAACAATTGCCTGCGAAAGCTCATCGAACGACACCTTGCCGTCCTCTCCACCAAAGCGCTTTGCGTCAATGACAGATGAAGGAATGAAACCTTCCGCTAGTTCGTTGAGCCAAGCAGTCTGTGCGGTTGAGCCAGTCGACTCTTTTAGGTTTTTGAATGCTGCGTAGACAAGGTCAGGCTGTCCGCCGATCATTAGGTTTCTGCCTGTCTGTGGGTCAAACTTCTGAACCATGCCGGCAGCGCCAAGATCTGCTGTGAGCTGATCTGTGGTAACAGCCGCCCCGCCATCAATGTTTGATCCAGCTAGGGTGACAAAGTTTGTAAGCATGTCCTTGTTCTTCCACATGAATGCGCTAAGGGTCCGCTTCTGTGATGGGCTAACACCCGAGAGGTTTCCGTTAGCAAGGTCGGAAAGGCCACGTGAGGCGTCGAGCGTTGCCTGGGAGAACAGGTCTTGGAGGCTTACGCCGGTGCCCTGATCAGAAACTGCCATGACGTCTTTGAGGACACCGTCAAGTGTCCCGTCCTGGCTGCCCTGGGCTAGCTTCTGCAGGACAGTAAATGCAGGGAAGTCGCCATCTGCTTCTGCGCCAAGGGCTGTGATCTTCTCCTTGAACTGTCCGTCAGATCCCATGTAGTTGTCCAGCACCTGCCGGGCAACCTGCTCGAGTGGGTCAAGGAACGCGTATACGTCTTCCTGGTACTTCTCGAACTGCTTGTTCTGGTCTTCAGTCTTGGCCGTCTTGGCGTACTGTCCGGCTAGGATTGCAATATCACGGTAGGCCTTGCTGTCCTTGGTCATGCCCTGCGCGAGAGAGCTCTTAAGCTGGCCGTTAAGCCATGCTGACATCTGCCCAGCGGTAAGCTCGCCACGGTAGTAGGCAGCTTCCTTGCCATCCTTGGCAACGTTGAACCTAGCTGCAAATAGCGTACCCTTAAGTGCGTCGGCCTCGGTCATCTGGCCGTTCTCTTCAAGAGCAGCAATTCGAGACGTTGCCCAGGTTTCCATGTCCGTAAGGTTGACGTCGCCAATGCCCTTGTTCTGGAACCCTTCTCCGAGCAGGCCAAAGTCAATCTGTGTGCCGTTGTTCATGGAGTTCACCACAAGGTTCTGGATGTCGTTCTCGTAGCGCTGCTGGAATGCAGCAAGGCGGGAAGAGATAGTCTCATACTCAGTAGACCCAGGCGGGAAGCCGTCAAGCATGTCACGGTAGTAATTCATGACAAAGTTGCCGTCTACGTTCTGGCCGTTGAACTGGGCGCTGTAGCGTCCTGAGCTCATGTTGGTCTCGTAGGCAGTAAGGATAGACTGGGCATCAGTTGCCATCTGGTCCTTGAGCAACGAGTAGACTAGAAGAGAAAGGTTCTGAGTAGCCCCAGACCTACCGAAAGATCCTCGACGTGCCATTTATTGGCCTCCCTGCTGTGGTACGCCGCCTTGTGCGGCTTGCAACATTGACATCAAATCAGCTCCACCACCCTGCGCGTTCTGAGGCAGGGACTCCTGCGGCGGGTTTCCCTGCTCGCTTGGTCCGTTTAGCATCTCAGTACCAGGTGCTCCTGGGTTCAGGCTGGCCATGGCCTCCATTGCACTAGCCTGCCCCTCTTGGGCGGCCTGCTGGGCGCCCTGAGGTGGCTGCTGCTGCATCTGTGAGAACATCTGGACCAGCGTGCCCATGGTCTGGACTGCTGCCGGGTTGAGGGTTGCGTCGGTCTGCTCATCGCGGATGAGATCCTTCTCGCCCTCTGGGTCGGTTACGCCCATGCGATCCATCGCACGCTCAGCGCTCCACAGCCGGTTCTGGACCAGGTTGATGGCAGTCTGGGCAAGCTCGATGGTGTCTCGTGGCGTGAGCTCAGGTGGGGTAACGTCGATGGTGTACTCACCAGCGACGATGTTTGCAACTGCCTTGTCCTTAATCTCCCACACGCGTGCGCACTGCTCCCACACTTCCTGCATCCAGGAGTAGAGAAGCTTGCGCTTAGGCGCAATGCGAGCTTCGTAGTTGGCCATGAGCTGGGCAATTGCCCGGCTAGATCCAAGAACGCTCGATGGCGCAAGGCCAAGTAGCAGTTCGTTAAGGCCAGAGACAACAGCCAGCTCACGGTCAATTCGCTTGTTGTAATCCTCAACTTGGAACTGAGGAATGAATGGGTTGATCGACTCGATGCGGTTCCCGGCCCCAGGGGTAGCGACCTGGTTCGGCTTCGGGATGGCGTTGGCCGGGACCTCATCCGGAGCCTCGGCACCAACGAGCTGCCACATCTGGCCGCCTACGACAGAGTGGATCATCTGGGCCTGGGCCGTGATCTTCTCGTCCTTCTCGCGAAGGAGCTGCTCAATGTCGTAGAGCTCTGGCTTACCGTATGGGCTCCCCGGGATCATGCTGTTCCGGAGCATGACGTAAGGAATTACACCCTCAAACTCTGGGTGCTCTGTTCGCTTGACAACAGTGTTGCCAACGATAATGGCGTTGCACACGAGCGGGGCCTTGCCCGGTCGTGCGTGCTTGTACCAGTAGTCAATGACTTCAATCTTCATCTGGTCATAGGCGGTCTGGTAGCGGATAGGATCTCGGTGGAAGCTATTGAGGTAGATGCTGGCAATAGGGTCGTCATGCGTGCTGGCGGACGTATATGGGAACCACTTGTTCCCATCGTTCACCGGGATTACGTCAACGCCCCAGTCCTCAAGCACAGCCTGCGGCGAGAGGCCGTAGCTGTACAGGGCCCAGTCTACACGGCTGTAGTCAGAGCTACCGTACCCAACGTAGAGGTTCTCAGGGGTATCCACAACGGTCACGCGTGGGAGCTTCTTGACTGGGTCCCAATAGATCTTGGCTGCCGTGTTGCCGTAAAGAGCCTTGAGCAAGCAAGCCTCTTCGAGCTTGAGGTCCATGTTGTTTGCATCCCACCATGCGTAGAACAGGCGCTCACGTCGAGCTGCCTGAGTGCGCTCCTCAGCGCTTGGGCCGGTAGGTACGTAGTTGACTACAGGCGTTACTGCCTGAAGGCCAGCAGGGATGTTCACATAGGCAGCGTGTACGTTGACGGACACGTGCGAGCGCCCGGATAGGCGTGCGCTTGGGTCTTCTGCCCAGTGGTCAGCACCACCAAGGGTGAACGTTTGTGGATGGTAGTAGTGGTCAAAGCGGCGGTACAGAGCTCGCATGCGATTCTGCTCTGGCTCCACAAGCTGCTTGCGGTTCATGGCCTCAAGCGTTAGGAGGTAGTCCTCGTTCTCAAGTGCAGTCTGGCCAATCTGGTCAAGTCGCTGGCGCTCAAGGGACATGCTGCGCTTCTGCTCTGCAGTGAGCGCATCCAGTCGGTCAAACTTAGGATTGATCTTGGCGGTTCGTACCTTGCCACCAGAGATGATGGCATCGTTGACTGTTCGGCCTGATCCTGCCTTGGTGGATCGGCCATTGGCTACTGCGCTAGGTAGGGTCTTGCGTGATCGGCCAGAAGTCTTAACAGGTTCAAGCGTGGTCTTAATTGGGGTTCCGGCAGCGGCGACCGTGTTGGTCTCTCCACCTCGTACCTCACGGCGTGCCTTCTCGATAGAGGCCTTGATCGCGGCAGCCTGGCCAGCGCTCGTGGTCTTCGCTGAGGACTCGACCTTTGGGGAGCCGGCCGTTCCAACGCGAGGAATGCGAGATTGCTTGCCCTTGACTTCCTGACGTGCCTTAGCGACTGTCTCGCGGATGGAGGCAATCGTTGACGCCGGAGCAATATTAGGGTCATCGGTATACAGCGTAGCACGAGCTTTGCCGTCTACGAAGTTAGTATTAACCTTTTTGAACTTTTCCTTAGCCATTCACAATCTCCCCAAAGTAGCTGAACACTGGCCTCTCAACCGGGTTCGAAGGATTCCTGGTCGCGTGTCGCACTGACAGCGCCAGAGCCATTACGGCATCAGTTTCCAATTTCTTATCGTCTAGTTTGTATCCCATCAGCTGGCGACGGACTTCCATCCATGCGCCTGTGCGCGGGAGCTTTAGTTGCTCCCTGTCAATTACAGCCTTTAGGTCACCCAGAAGTTCAAGTTTCTTGGCCCTAGTTCCGCCGAAGTCAAAGTCTCGTAGTGGCCTAATCACGCTGAACTCTTGCCGGAATAGCTTGCCGCCGAATCCCGTCGAGTCCACGATGGTTGTGCACGATGCTCCATCCTGAAGGTACAGAAGATGCCCCTCGCGTACCATGTTCACTACTGCCGGGATTGTCTGCTTCCCGACCTTTCTCCTGCACCGAACGCCAACGATCATATTGCGTTCTGTGTAGTCCAGGGTGATCGCCCAAGTGGCATCTGATGAGATCCCTGGGTCCACTCCCTGAGCATACCTTCGTCCCTTGTGCGGAGGGATTTCCTCCTCTAGTTCTACGAAGCATTTGTCAATCATCTCCGCATTGAAGTAGGCATCTCTCGATTCGATGAAATACCCATCAATGTTCTGAGGGATTAGGTATGGTGCCTGCTGTCGAAGGATCGAATCAAACGTTCCTTCTGCCAGTCCGTACCCTACGTTATCCCGAGTTGAGAGCCTGAAGCTCATGAACTGTTCATCTCGATCTGGGTTTGCTGGATTGCCCAGCTCCCACAGATCCGCGTAGTCGTTGATGCCCTCAGTCGGTGTGCCAATGAAGTGTAGCTGTCCACCTGTCGAGAGTCGTCGGAGGTTCAAAACCTCTTGGTAGATCATTAGTAGGTGCGGTTCGAATGCTGCCTCGTCAAACGAGATGCCATTCATGTCCTTACCCAGGAGGGCCTTAGCCTTATCCTGAGTTGTGCGGAAGTGGATGTTTGCTCCGCCGAAGATAGGATCAACCTTGATCCACAGGTACTCTCCACGGTACTTCTTCTCAAAGTTATAGACCGGACCGAGTTCCCTGAAAATAGGACATCCCCTGCCTTGCTGGGCTGGGTGAGCTCCCTGAAAAATCATGGAGAGCTCTCTGTGCACCAGTTCCGCAGTCTCCTGCTGGATGCCCACGTGATACCACTCGTAGGGCTCGGAAGTCCAACGCTCAGCGTCTTTCTGGCTTCCTGGCTCCGGCGGACGTAGCCCCAACTTGTATGTGGCGGAGTGCAGGATGCCCACAGCCATTCCAAGAGTTTTGCCCGCTCGGTTGCCGGCAGAGCAGACAGTTGTCAGGTACTTAGGCCTGAATCCATCTTCTCCCCGGGCAGCCATTCCGGACAGCCAAGTGAGCTGTCCTGGGTTGAGATTGATTCCGAGCCATCGAGAGGCGAAGAAACCGATGTCGGTCCTCCCTCTGGACAAGTCTCGGGCAATCTCAGCATTAATGTTCAATTAGCCACGCTGGGCTACTGTGCGCTGGCCGGCCTTGTTTGTACCACGAAGGGTCTTTCCACCCTTAGGAAGCTTCTTGAATCGGGCTGCCATGGCCTTCTCGGCCTTCTCGCCCTTCTTGCCTTCCTTCTTTTCGTGCTTGGCCTTAGCGCTCTTGCTCTTGTACTTTTCTACTTTCTTTCCATACTTTTCAGTAAGGAAAGCTGGCAACTTCTTGCCTGGCATCAGAATGCCTTCTTCTTCCCACCCTTGCGGGCACCAGCACCACGGTCAAGCTGAAGGTACGATGTACCACGGCGAGTCGTTGTGCTTTGGGTTTGGCGGCGTCCGGCCTTGTTGAGCTCGGTAACCTTTACAGTACCGATCTTAGGGTTACGTTCGCCGTACTTCGTAACGGTTGTAATGGTCTTACCGCCTTTACCAACAGAGATAGAGGAGCTAACCCCGCCCCAGGTCCTACGACCATTCTTGTCGATAATGTTGGCTCCCATTTATCGGCCGCGCTTTGGAACGCTAGTCCGGCGGCTGGCGCCAGAGCTGAGTGCGCCTCGCGCCTCGTTGTCGTTCATCATTACGCCCTTAACGGTCGTGATCTTCTTCCCGCCAGGAAGGGTCATAGAACCATTAGCGCGTACCTGCGACTTGCGCTTTGCGTTGTTGATGGTGCCGAGGGAGCTGCGGAGGTTGTCAATCTGCGACCAGATTGCTCGCTCCTTAGCGCCGTTGACGCCCTTCTTGTTGGTTTCCTTAATAAGCAGGTTGATCTGCTTCTTAATGTAATCTTTATCGTTCTTGTACGTCGGTGCCACCGTTGGCTTTGGCTTTGGTCGTGGCTTACCTGGTCCATCTACTCCCATTTTACTCTCCTTTTACACCAAACGAATGATCGTCTGGATTTAGCCAGCGGATTACCACTGGCACTACAGCTGCCAAACCGGCAGCAACAATATGCTTAACCCCATCCTGGTTAAGATCAAATACGCTGCCACCGAGCGCAAGGAACTGCGCCAAGCAAGCTGCTGCAAATGATCGACCCCAGGAGGCAAGCGTTGCCTTAAGCTCCTTGCTCATCGTCGATTACCTCCTCAGCAATCAATGTGTAAGAGCCGCCTCCCAGAATCCCAGCCATTGCGACGGCCAGACCACGGTCAGCATTCTTCTCTTTTCTTCGGTCCAGCATCTCCTGGGCCCGGAGTCCCTCCGACAGAGTCGGAACTAGATCCCCGTTTTCGACCATCTTGAAAACGTATCCGCTTACAAGCCTGGCCAAGTCGCTGTTAGTAGCCTCAATCTTTACTGCCTGCTGCACCTTCTTGGCTACTTCCTTACGAGCATTCATGTGCTCTTCGGTAAGGTGCTTGCGCTTGTGATTTCCTAGGGTGATGCGACTGATATACGAGTTCTCGGCCTTTAGCCAGAGACTGATCTTGATGTCTGACATCCCCTCGGTCATCTTTCGGTTGATGACGTCGACGAGTGGGCTGGCGCATACTGCGCACTTGCTGAGCAACTTCATTAGGCAAGAGCCATCACATTTAGCTGCCAATAGGAAAGTGTTAGGACTAGTCCGTTGGTGGTTTGCGTAGTCCCGTATAGCTTAATCTTTCTTGTGCTTGTTGTATCCGCTTCCCACACAGCATTCCAGGCAACCGTGCTGCCCCTACCGCTGGTGCCAAAGTTATCGGATCGACCGAAGCCAAGGCTACTAATCAATGTGTTAGACGAGTCTGTCAACGTAACGCGAACAAAAGCGTATTGTACAGTTGTAGTATTGAGCGAGACGTATCCGGTCATGGTAATAAAAAACTTCTGCCCAACAAAGTCTGGGGTGAATGAGACCTCGCAGTTTGCCCCGCCAATAGCGTAATACGTTCCAGCCGAGGAAACCGTAACGTTGTCTGCAGTTCCCGACAAACCATCTCCAGCCTGGTTCCAGTTAGAAAGCTTTACGTAATCGCTAGCGGTGACCTGGTTAAAAGTTACGTTACTGGTTGTTGCGATGCTCTGCGGAAGGCTGAATGTCACTGCTCCGGTGCTAGCACTAACGTTAACTTGATTCGTGGTCCCGGTTGCTGAAGTCACATAAGAGTGAGCATGCCCCGTAGTGGCATATGCTGCGTCTCCCTCAGCAGATGTAAGGTAGGTTGGATGCGGGTCTGCAGCTGCCTCGTGTGTGGAGATTGCGGATGCTGCGGTTCCTGCCGGATCGTACACGCCTGCGTGGGCGTGGCCTGAGGCTGCAATCCCGGCATTGGCAAGTGTTTCGTTCTTCCAGTATCCGCTTGCATTGTCGTATTGAATGATGTCATTATCTGCAGGTGTTGGGGCCACAACATCGTGAAGCTCATTCAGCTCGTAGCCGTTCTGTACCTTGATGAACACTTCGCCATTGCTGACGTTCTTTCGTGATACGACACCAATGTAGACAGTGTGATGGGGCTCAGACGGTGCCGTTCCGTATACCAGTGCTCCGTTATCGCCAAGCCATACTGGTACGCCTTCTGTTGAAGCGGCCGTAGTGTCAAACCCGGTAAGGATGCCCTCAGTGACTACGTACCCAAATCCGTTGTTTGCTACAGTAGTTTCCATGAGTCCAAGGGTTTTCGATGACGTGGCGTCTGAGTCATAATCCGCCAGGGCGACAGTAACGTTAGTACCGTCAGCGCCTGAGACGTATACGGCCTTGCCCTTGGCAATCGATGCGCCGGATGTGTTCTTCACGTATTGCTTAAGAACGGTGGTGAATGACGCCTCTCCAGCTGCGTGAGTGTGTCCTAGCTGGCTGTACTGAGCGTCACCCTCAGCGTCTGTTAGATAGATAGAGTGCGGATCTGCTGCAGCGACGTGGGATGCCACTTCTGATGCAGCTGTACCGGCTGGGTCATAGACACCAGCATGGTTGTGCCCAAGCTGGCTGTACTGGGCGTCTCCCTCCGCGTCTGTGAGGTAAACAGGGTGCGGATCTGACGCAGCTTCATGTGCCGAAACTGCCGTCGCAGCGGTCCCCGCAGGGTCATAGACACCAGCATGGTTGTGCCCAGAAAGGGCCCAACCGGTAGTTGGGTGCACGTGGTCTCCTCGTGATCCCTGCGTAAGAACGCCAGGGGCCGCAGTGCCAAGCGCGAGTGGGTTGGAATCGCTAAGGGCCGGGGCTACGCTGCCCTCCAGGACAGTCACGCGTGCGCGAAGAGTGGCTCCCTCATCGGAGTCAAGCCACACCAAGGTTGGCTCAACCCCACCGACGTCCTCGTTGAACTCCTCGTAGTATTCGTCAGGGATCTCGAATACGGTCTCAGCTGGCCCCTCTACGAGCAGGCCATTCCACCGCAATGAGATTGGTCTTCCGAACTTAAATCTAGCCATTAAGACTCCTTAACACTACCTATATATATCCAGTCCTGTCAAGTGTTTCGCAACACTTCCTCAGGAAATGGCAAGGTAATGGCGACGACCCTGGACAGGGAGTCGGCTCCACGCTCTGTTTCTACGTCAAAAAGCTTCTCAAAGATGGCAAATCCCTCCTGCCCAAGGACCCCATTGAGGGTATCCACAGCCCGCTCAACGCCCGCGTAGTGGACATGGATGAGCTCATGGGCGATAACCCGGCGCTGCTCAACCTGAGTCTGCTCGAAGAAGTCAGCAGATACGCGTAGGGTGGCCTCCCAAAGGTTCTCGCTGACCTCGATATCTGCCCAGCAGTCGTCGTCTGCGGTTCCCTTATCTACGTCAATCTTCCAGTGCGCCAGCCCAACCCTAGTCTTGCACACGTCTACGTAAAGCTGAAGCGACTCTCTATCCACGGAACCCTCCCTTTGAAGAATACTGAGACTCAAGATCTGCCCTCGTGTTGCCAGTGGTCTCTACCTTGGCAACATTCTTAGGTACACTGCGGATTGGCGTAAAGTCAAACGTCGAATCCTTACCGGTCAGCTTAGCATATAGCTCGTCGGCAGCCACTCCACCTGCGATAGAGGCCGGTAGTGCCAACGTACCGCCGCTTGCAAGGCCTCCGGCAATGCCGGCGACAGTCCCGCCTACAAGGCCGATAGCAGTGCGTAGTACGTCCCCGCCCGTCATGGCCGTGTACCCTAGCATCGCGGCGCTAGCAATACCGCCAGCAGCAGCTGTGCCGCCGAACTTGGTTGGGATTGGCAGTCGGCTTACCCCCTCTACTGCGGCAACGGTGCCCGCAAGTGGTGCGTATGAAGCTGCCTTATTGTACACTCCCTCAAGTGATGCCATCTCGTTGTCGTCACTCGACCCATATCGCATCTCGTGTGCCAGGGCCATGAGTGCGACTGCACCAGCCGTGCCACGGATAACGCCCTTGCCGTATCGGTTGAACTTAGCGGCCGTGTTTGTAGGGCCAGTCTCTGGGCCCTTGCCGTTGAACGCCTTGGGCTCGTTGTAGTCCTGGTACTTAAACCCTTCTGCCTCAGCCTTCATGATGGCAGCGTCGAGGATCTGCTGGGCCCTGGTTGCGCTTGGGTTGCCGCCTCCTAGCTGTCCAGCCCTTGCCTCAGCGGCAAGCTCTGCGTTAGCACGGCGCAGGTACGCAAGGTCTAGATGGCCCTCTCCGATGACTACCTTCTGGCGTGTAACCTTCTCACCAACGCTCATGCCGGCTGTGGTTCGGATCTTAATTACTCCGGATCGGTTCCTGGCATCATTAGACAGAGCTGCGTACGCAAGGGTTGGTTCAAGGATTCTTCCATTTTCGTCGATAATGGTAGCAGGGAAGATATCCTTAAGCTTGACTCGTGGGTCCTGCTCAACCAGAGATGCAACTTCGTGATAGAACATGCCTGATACAGCCCCGTCAAACAGTGATGCCTCCGGGACCTCGTGAAGGCGGCTGTCTTGAAGGAAGTAGTCCCTGTTCATTGCCAAGCTGTAATTCCCCTGAGCAAGCTGCACGTCAAACATTGTCATGCCGTTCTGCTCAATGAAGGAGTTTAGTTCGGCAGTATACGCCTCCATGGCTGCAGCCTTCGCCTCTTCGGTAGCTCCAGCTGGAATTTCTGGCGGCATAGGGATTTCTGTGACCGTGTCGACATATTGTCCAAGCCCCATTGAGGTTAGTTGCTGATTCATCTCCTCAAGGGATAGTCCGTTGCCACGCATTGCCTCTGGTGCTGCAGTGTACGTAAGCTCGCCATTTGCAGATGGCTCAGTCACTACTGGCATGATGCCAAACTTGCCAACGCCGTCAGCGTCAATCGTATATACAAGAGACGTCTGGTTCCTAGCAATGTACTTAGAGACGTGCTTCCACATTGGAATTTCGCCGTCCTCGGCAAACTCATCCGGAACAGACCCGCCGAACACCTTGTTTGTAGCCCCAAAGTCGTTAATGACGTACACTGTGCCGGCGCTTTCGCTGTCCATCATAACCTCTGGGTACCGAGAGATGTTTGCAACGAAGTCGGCATTGGCCTCTGCCTGTACAGTCTCTGGGAGTTCGATATACCCAAGCTGCTTCACAGTAGCTGCCTTGGACCGGTTCGCGTACGACCCCTCGAGCTGCCGAACGATCTGGCCAAATACGCCAGTTCGCTGGGTTGCAAGGTTATTAATTGCAATGGCATGCGCTAGGTCAAGAACTCGCTTAGCGCGTTCTGGGTTTCGGACTGCCATGTTTGCAAATGCTAGCTTGTAGTCAGCGACCACAACTGCAGGAGTCTTGGCTGCTGCGCCTGGTTCCGCAATCTCAGTGGCGGCCCCCTCACGGAACTTGCTCTTGGTGATTCGCTCTACGGTTTCCGCCATCATGCGTTGTCGGTTTGCAATATCTAGCGAGAGCTTCACCTTAAGTTCTGGATCTGTCGCAGCGGCAAGCTGATCTTGCAGCGAGTTAATCGATGCCATAATCTTGGTGACAGTCTCTTGAGTTGTAGGCTCAACTGTAGATGGACGTGCTGGGGTTGGCGCAGCTGGTGACGTTACCGCAGCTTCTGGGACAACCTCCGTAGCCTTGCCCTGGACTACGTTCTGCTTGTCCAAAAGATCCTGTCGTCGGTCCAGAAGATCCTGGTCGACAGGGATGTTTAGCCGTGTACCGGGCTGGACAAACGCATCAAGCTTGGCCTTCTGGCTTAGGATGTAATTGCCATCTGCGTCTTGGGTGGCAATCCCAAGCCCCTCAAGGAGCTGGCCGTTCTTCTCTACAAACGAACCGTCTTGGATAATACCTTCGATATGCCACATTGGGAACTTTGTTGCCCTTAGCAGAGAGATAACTGTGTCTCCGCGCTTTGCTGGTGGCGTGAGCCAATTCACGTCCATCTTGCCGATGCCAGTCTGGGTATCAGCCTGTCCTGGAAGCTGCTCTGTGACTACCTTGCCTTCGCTGTTAACGTACTGACGCGGGGTATCAATGCTAACAGTGGACATATCAAACCCGCCAGTAAGCTTCTTCTCGAAGTCTGTAGCAAGTTGCCATGCAATCGACACGTCTTCAGCCGTGCCAGCACGTCGGCTGCCGTATGCAATGATCGCAGGGTTCGTGTCAATTGTAAATACTGACTTGGTCTCCTTGCCAGGTGACACGATCTCGCCAGTAGCTTTGCCTGGCTTGTCAGACATAGATGCAAAGATGACGTCTGATGCTCGTGCAACCTCTGCCTTGTACAGGGCAGTGCGAACTTCTGGGTGGTCGGCAATGAAGTTGATGACGTTCTGGGTCATCTGACGTACGCCTTCGATGTTCTGGTTCTGTGGGGCCCGCTCAGTTACAACTGAGTAGTAGTGCAGCTTACGCGATGAGAACATCTCGATGCGTAGTAAGTGCTGCAGTAGTCGGGCTGCAATCTGCTCACTGCTTGCACCGGACAGCTGCGCCTCAAGTTGCGGGTCAACGCCGATCTGGCCCATGTTACCATCGTATAGTGCGTCAAGAGGCATGACTCGCATGCCGCTGCTTGCTCGACGTGCTGCCTTGTTGATGACGCCTTCTGCAATACCAGCGACACCTTCAGAGTTTACGTACTCATAGTTCTTAACAAGCCGAGCTCGTACGATAGCGCTGCTCTCTGGGCCCATTCCGGACGCAGCAATAACAGAGTCGATCTCTGCAATGCTCGTAGGCATCTCGTACCCAAGTAGGATTCGCACATTTCTGTCGAGAACGCCGGTGGTTTTCCCACCTGGTGTCTCGAAAGCCTCTGGCTGTGCAAGGATATTGGTGGTTTCGTCAACCGGTAGGCCGCCTTCTGTCTTTCCTAGCAGCTGGGCCTTCCTAAACGCCCTGAACTCGGCGTTCGAGTCGTACTGCTGAGCTACGCTTTCGCTAACAGTCTGGTCTCCGCTCGTTCCTGTGCCCTCTAGCACCGGTGCCCCTGGGAATTTACCAGCCATCTGGACCTTGAACGCACCCTGTAGGTCAAACCGTGGCGTGCTCTTGATCTCAATTGTCTTTAGGTCAGACTCAGTGGTCGCATCAACCGGAACACCGGTGTAAGAGCCGCGCTCAATCGAATCCTTGAGGAATTGGTTCTGTGGATCTTGCAGAAGTGGGTGGTTAGGATCAAGATTTGGGTTAAACAGCTCAATTGGAGCACGGAAAGTCTTGTAGATTGGGGCGGTAATGTCCGGAACAGGGACGGAGATGGACGGAACCAGCGGGATTACCTTGCCATCAACCTTAATCGACGGCGTAACTGTAGCTCCGGTCTTAATTTCCGTGACTGCAGCCTCAGCTCCTGATGGAACTTGCTTGAGCTGGTGCCCGACCATGACGGTAATGTTGACCATGCCGTCTGTTTCTGGCACAGATACCT